GATGCTTGCGTCTACAGTGATGTCATGGCGTTGTGCTGAGTGGTTTATGGAACTTGATGCTCCAACTGCTAGTCAGTCAGCATTTGTATCTGTAGTTATGGGCGTGATGACAGGTGTGTTTGGCATTTGGATGGGGCATGAACACAAAGGCGAGAAGCAATGATACAAGCATTGATTGGGCCGATTGCATCATTAGCTGGTAGCTGGATGGAATCTAAGGTAGAGCAAACTAAAGCCAAAGGTAAGGTTGCTCAAGCTAAAGCTGAAGCAGAGGCAGAAGTGATGAAGGTAGCTGCTACTCATGAAGCTGGTTGGGAAAAGATTATGGCTAAGTCCAGCGATAATAGCTGGAAGGATGAAGCTTGGACAATATTGTTTATTGTTATTATTGCTATGTGCTTTATTCCTTTTACTCAGCCTTATGTTGAGCGTGGCTTTACGGCTTTGGATGGTACACCTGACTGGTTTCAGTACGCAGTTTATGCTTCAATAGCTGCAAGCTTTGGATTGCGTGGCTTGAAAGGTATAAAGAAATGAAACTGTCAGAACATTTTAGCTTGGAAGAAATGACCAAGAGCCAGACCGCTTTGCGTAGAGGCTTACCTAATTCGCCATCAGATGAGCATATAGAGGCGATGAAACTTTTGTGTGAGAATGTACTAGAGCCAGTGCGAACCCACTTCAGTGTGCCATTTACCCCCTCTAGCGGGTATCGTAGTGCTGAGTTGTGTGTTGCTATAGGCAGTTCAGTATCTAGTCAGCATGCAAAGGGTGAGGCTGCTGACTTTGAAGTGCCTAGTGTATCTAACCTAGAGTTGTGCAGTTGGATTGTATCTAACCTAGATTTTGACCAGCTTATTCTTGAGCATTACAGTGGTGGCAATACTGGCTGGGTGCATTGTAGCTATAAAGCTGATGGTAATCGTAAAGAAGTTCTCACATACGATAAAGAGAATGGTTATCGTAAAGGCCTTGATGTAAGTTGATGTGCGGATCAGCCGGAATTGGCAAACGGCTGACCCGCTGGTTAGCAGGCGGAGAACTAATCGACCTGCTTTAGAATGGTACATCCTCTGATGGCATTACGCTAGTGACATTCTCATCTTTGATGTTGTCACCGAACTCAGGGATGTGATCGTCTACTGGCTTTGGCTTGTACTCTGAAACATTCAGCGACATGTATGCGTTGTCGCCTTTCATTTCTTTCCAAGCTGCGATCTTCCAGTCTTGATGCAGTCCGTCTAGTGGACCGCTATAGTCTGGTGCTTTCTCGTTACCCTTCTTGTCGTTGGGAAACAGAACGCCAACCTTTTGGAATACTTCGATGCGCTTGTTGCCATCTCGTGACTCAGCCATGATGAGTGCGACTTGACCGTCCTCGCCCATGATGTTGAGTTTACCTTGCAAGATAAACTGCTGCTCTGGGAATGGCTTGAATGCTGCGCCGCGGTTAGTGTTATCATATTCGCTCATTAGATTTTCCTCACTTTGTAAGATAATTTTTTACCTGATCTGCGTGTGTTAAATTCGATGCCATCTTTTCTGGCATGCTTGAGATAGGTACGCACTGAACTTTCTGTTAGCTTTAGCTCATTGCATATCTCATCAACTGTTTTGTATCTGCCATTTACACAAGCTATGAATGTCCAAGGGTAAGCTTTTTTTTCCTTTGCTAATCTTTTGTAAGCTCCTTCTACTTCAGACTCAAATTGCTCTACAAAATAGTCATTGACTGTTTTCTCAGGCTGTTCTCTTAGCATCCATATAACTTTGTTGATGTTTGCTTCGATGTGATTGAGCCTGCGTTGAATGTCTTGCAAATCTTTTTTGTTATTAAACATTACCAACCTCCTTCGCTTGATTCAGTTGATGCAACCTTTGTTGCTTTTGGGTTAGGCATGCTGGCTGAGTTACCGTCATCATCTTCTGATGGCAGTCCGAATGCAGACTGCAAGCCATAGCGTTTAGCGTATGTGATACCGCTGCCCATTTTCTGTGGATCAGTAGGGTCTTTAACTAGGACAGGTGTGCGTCCAGTCAATGACTCGCCTGACTCGTGCATGATGACTGTAGTTACAAAGATGTGATGCTCATCAAAGTCAACAAGCTGTGTGAATGTAAGGCCACACTTGCCAGCTTCTGCCCTGACAGTCTCAATAACTTCTTCAAGACTGGCATAGTTTGATTTGAAGAATGGATTTTTTGCAGTCTTCTTAGCTGCTGCTCCAGTGTTGTGAAACTGGATGAGTGCTTTGGTTATGTTCTTTAGTTCCATTTTAGTTCTCCTTGACTGTGATGCGTAATGATCCGCGCTTATCGCGTTTGATGGCTAGAAGATCACAGTATACTTCTCGCTCATCGTCACCAACCATAGCCTTGAGGTCAGACTTGGCTGACTCAAATAGCTTTGCTGATTTCTCTTGTTCAATGTAGTCATGGCATCTGCTGATAAATTCGTTGTCGCTTGATGCGTCACGCTTGGTCATGCCATCAACCTTGATCTTGTCTATAGACACAGGTGGCACTTCGTTGTCACCGAAAGGGCGGGTGTCTTCAGTGACATGCCTCCAAAACTCGGTGATGTGTACCTTCATCTTGTTGATGTAGTCCCAATCTTTCTGTACATAAACAGTAGTCCACTTGCGGTTGCCAAAAATTACAGATAGGTAGCAACCCTTGGCTTGGTGTAGCCACATGTAAAACTGCATCTGTGGCATGTACATACTCAAACAATTTTCCATATTATTTGTTTCGTATGTGTGTTTGCACTCAATGATTTCATCAGTAAAATTTCTGTTTACCATGATGTGACCATCGACCTGTCCTTTAAGCGGCACACCTTCCCAATTCATTTCTGCTGTAAGGCCATGACCTACGCCTTTGTGACCTGCGGCAATAGTCTCACAGCCTTCACTTGTTAGCTGCTTGTTAAACCATTCTTTGTTAAAGTGTTCTGTGGCTGTGCCTAACTGCACTGCTAAATTGTCTGAAAGATTATCAGGCTGCTTTTTGCCTGTCTTTTCTTCCCACAAGGCAATCCAATCGCCTCTCATAATGCGGTTCATATCTGAGCCGCCAAGAAATCCAATTCTATTCATAGTAGTTCTCCTTTTGAATTATTATACTGCAACTATGCAGTTAGTTCAACCTTCTTTCTTTCTAAAGCATTAAGCATTAACTCCCTTCGTCTTAGTCTCCACCTGATATGCTTGTGAAACTCAGCATAGGCAGGCCAGAATGTTGTAGTCTGTGCCACTTGCTTGATAGCGTACTTAACTATGTCGGCTGGGTAGACTGACAACTCATTAGCTATAGCTTGTATTCGCATCGCATGGTCATCTGATGACTCACCTGCTGGCTTCACCACCAGCGCAGCCAGCAGCGTGAGTTCATCAATGAGCATAGGCTTTGGCATTGGAACCAAGGCTGACATGACAGTGGTGATAGCTTTATCTATAGCTTCAAGCGAGTCACATTCGATACGATAGCCACTGACAATGATATCAACGGCATCATCTTTGAAGCTAGACCTACTGATCTCGACTACCCTGTAGCCTGTTATGGACTCTAGCGAAGTGTGAAGCAGCTTGTCTACTCTTGCCGGATTGTTTACCTCCAGCATTCGTTGAACTCCTGCCTCTTGCTGCTGTGTACTCAACGTGATTTCCACACCAGTATCGGTATGCTCTGTCAAGTGATGCGAATTTTTTGCCGGTTGCTTGATGGTAGTTAATGAACTTATCTGTTTCAGTGACATGATCTATAGTTACCTTGTGCTTGTCGTTGATGGATTGGCAAAGGTCATCACTAGGCGACCAGTCATCTGGAACACCAGACTTCTTAGCTTTATTATATTGACTGGTTACTGATAGGTTAGTGTTGCACTCTGCAACAGGGGTGTTGCTGTCTGCAATACCCTCTGGGAATATGATGTAACGTGTTGATGTGCCAGTGTGACCGCGATCTCTAGTTAGATAGCCGTTGTCTTCTAGCCAGTGTAGCTTGCGTGTGACTGTAGCTACACTCATCGCTGTTCGTTCAGAAAGGCGGCGTAAGCTAGGCCAGCATAGGTGTGTGTCTTCGTTGGCGTGGTCTGCCAATACGACCATCAGCCACTTGGCATAGCAGTCAGGTATCTCTGACTTGATTGCCCTCGCCATTAGTAAGAATGCCATCGTAGTTCTCCTGCAATAACGGTGCTATCTTTTCTTCAAAGACATCACCATCAAAGATGATTAGTGTTTTGGGTTTACCTTCCCTGCGCTTGTAGAATAGCACATCTCTAACTACAGTGAATGGGTTTGGAAAGTTAGACTTGTCTCGATACTTTACTTCAACCACCAAGGCATTTTGTCCGACTTGCCAGATGATGTCTCCGCTATACTCGCCTCCCAACGCTCCGCTGAGTGGTTGCCTCTTTGCTTTGAAGCCGATTTTTTGTAGCCATTTGACGAAGACTCTTTCGTGATAGTCTCCTTTTGCGCGACTCTTGCTTGCCATGTGTCTGCCTCGTAACAATCTATACATAATGTATAGTAGGTTGGTGGTTTCTCTGTAGCTAGAATGCAGACAAACCAAGGGGTAGATGTAGCGCAAGCATCACAAGGATGAGGCTTGCCTGTCTTATCGTATAGTCTTTTTTTTGTGGACTTTGAGCGTAAGACCAAGAGCATCCAGCCAGCATGTAAACAAGAAACCAGATGGCACTCGTTTGTACTGTTCCCATTTGTGAATTAAAGATTTAGTACAGCCAATCTTATGAGCAAGTTCTTCTTGAGATAACTTTTGTCGGTGACGATGAGACACTAACTGAATGATAACATCTTCATATGTATCAGTTACTTTAGTCTCTGCTTTGAAGTGTTGAAAGTTTTTCAATAGCTTCACTGACCTTGCTTGCAGTTTCGTGGCGTAAATCTTTACCCATTCTTGCACGATAGAATGTAGAGTCAGGCACACCAGCACAGGCAAAGGCATCCTTTAGCCTGACGCTGGCATGTGTTGACTGTTCGATAAGTTGATCCATATAAGTAAGCATGCTGACAATATGCTGCGACATTGCAACAACTGTCAATGACCTAAAAAGTTTCACGAGTTTTTTCATACTCACCAAGCGTTGACCAGCCACCAGCTACATGTGTTTCTTTAGAGTAGTAGTGACCAGTATCTTCTTCGATCACATCATCAGCAAAAGCATTGTCAGGCAGTGATTCACTAAGTGCTTTGCAAGCTTTGCGATTTCGCTCAAGCTCTGCGTTGTAACCAAAGTTAATACTTGATAGCGGCTTGTCTTCTTCGCGCTTGTATCTGCCTCGTCTAGTCATCGCTTATCTCCTGATAAAATTCTTTAGACCACATGATTAGCTGCTGCCTACCTGATTGACCCTTGCGTTTGCGTGTGTCAACAAAGATCAAACCCTTTTCCTTTAGCTGTTTGTATCTAGCTGTCACTGTGCTGTACCTATAAGCTGGTAAAATATTTAATACATCATCAGAGATGCAGCCACTGCTACCAAAGGAAGTGATAGCAGCTAATACAATACGCTCCATTTTATTAACGTCAAGTTTGTCAGCAGCATCATGGCTTGTGCTTGGGTCACGGCTGCGGGCTAGCTTGAATGCTGGTGTTTCTGGGAATGGTGGCTGGTCTAAGCCAAGCTTGTCAAAAAGATCATTCATGTTGGTTCTCCATCAATCCATATTAAATCTTCGGGTTTGCCCATCAAACCTGTATCTATGATAGGCGTTTTTGATTTGCGTTCAGACTCAATGATAATTTTACCATCTGATGTTTCAAAATCAGTCATCATATCTAATGCTGTTTCGATAGCGTCATCTGCATTTTCAGCGTACACAACTTTATAAACTGTGTACTGTGTCATCCATTTGAGATCATCACCTTTGCAATGAGTGCAAGTATCGTAGTCAGAAAACATTTGATTGTTGCATTCTTTGCACTCAAGAAACTCCTCGACTGTGCGTCTGCCAGTTATATCAGTACGGAATATCATCGTTCAAATCCTGTGGTGGGTGGGCTGCTTCCCATGCTGCTGTTGCACGTTCAATGAACTTATCTTTTTTGAAGCGTGGATTTGTAGCTGCAAGATCATTAGCCATAGTTACGATTGAGGTAGGCCAAGGTAGTAATGGTGCTACCTTGTCTGCGAGATATTCAAAGTGACGTTGCTGCATCAATGGCATTATTTTACCTCCTTGATTGGGCGATAGTTGTGATCTTCAGTTGCATCGCGATTAAGAACCTCAGTGTATGTGTCATACACTTTATCTATAGACCACTTGCATTGACTGATTGTGGTAGCGAACTCTGACTGCTCGTCACAAGCACGCTCGTTAAGTAGATCAATGATGCGCTTGGCTTCAGTGATCTGTTGTATGAATGCTATCTTCATTGCGTTCTCCTATACGATATGCCAGCTATGTTTCTTGAATACTTTAGCTAGCTGATTGTCACGCAAGCGTTGCGTGTTAGCTGGTGAGTTGGACTCATCAGTGTGACTAGCCCAGTAGGTGCATGCGTTGTACAAAGCCCACTTGTTGCTGCCTAGTTTAGCTTTGTCTGCAAACCAGTAGCCCATCAGTCGCTCAAGCTGACGCTCATTCCATTTGAATGTGCTAGTCTTGTTAGGTGTGCGACACATGCTATGCTTGAAGAACATCTCAGCCATCTCATCATTGACATGAGTTGACATCCAAGATTTGTATACATCTTTTGTATTTAGAAATGCCTCAAGCCCTGCTTGTATCTTGGCTGCGCTGCCTTCGACATTGACATTGGTTGTGTGCTTTGCCCATGTATTAGCTACAGTGTCAGCATGAGTGCAGCCATTGAGACACCAAAGGCGCAGGCCGAATGCTGATTGTTGGAATGCCCAGCTACTATCATATGAGTTGAAGAACTGAACACGGAACCTTACATAGTCACCGACTGCTGGCTCCATAACTAAGTCATTGAAGTCGATAGTGCCGCGTAGCTTTGCACCGTTGTCAAAGATTTCAATTTTTGTTTTGTAATCTTTGGATACATTCGATTGACTAACAGCATCCATGACTGAGTTGACTACATCATCATGCTTGATTGCCTTGTACTTAGAACCATGAACACCAAGCACTTCATTAGTATCAGTGCGTACAATGCAACGAGCCATTGACTCTGGTACACTGTGATAGGTTGGGTCGTTATCTTTGATAGCTGCTAAGTTCCAAGTCTCTACTGGGAACGACCAGTTATCCACAACAAGATCGTTATTGATTACAGTTACTCCATCCATTGTTAGTTCTCCTTATGAATGATGGCGCAGTATTACGCCGCTGATTATCACAACTAATGAGAACATTAGCAGTGTGATATGAATGTAGAACCCTGCGTCAGTGACAGGATTCAATGCTGAACATATGATAGTCATCATAAATCCAATTCCGATTAAACTATTTGCGATCATTTGAGTTCTCCTTATTGCATACTTGCAGTATAAACTAGGTATTGCAGAGTGCAACAACTATTATTATGTCATTAATTTCGTTGGATAAATTGAAAGAAAGCTACAGCTTATATATCTCAGCAGCCCCTGCGGGGCGAGGTGCTGCGGCTCCTTGTTGGCGAGTGATGAGCATAAAAAAAACCCCGCAGCCGAAGCTGCGAGGCTGATGTGTCAGTTACCTATGCTGACTTCTTTTTGAGTTGCTTGTACTGTGCTTCCAGTGCATCCATTGCATTCGCTGATGCCGCTGATTTCTGATGCTCGTCAGGGAATAACTGCTGCGAACACTCGGTTAGCAGTTGCTTTAGCAGCTCGTTGCATTCCAACTGTGACTGCTGCCACTCGATGTCGCGGTTACGCTGTAGAATCTTGTCGTTGTCAAGGACTACACCGTGTTCCTTGTGTTCGATGTAGTCGTTAAGGTTCTCATCTTGCAACTGTTCGATCTTCTTGTTCTTTGAGTTCGTGTTCCAGTCAACATCATTGATGAACTTGGTTACAAAATACTGAAGTGTTGATTGGTGTGTCCGATCAGAAAGTGTGAAGACACGATTGAGGTCTTGTGCGAAACCGTTTTTGTTTGATTGCTTAGTCATCTTAGTTCTCCTGTGTGATGCCGAGACCATTCTCGGCTTATGCCCCATCCAGATCATGGCCGGAATAGAAAAGCAAGGGCGAGGCAACGCCGAGTGCATTTACCCTTGCTACTCGCTTCAGCGAGGGTTTCTAGGCCGGTTATGATGTGGATAATGGGGCTTGCCGAGAAGGGTATCGACATCTAGCAACACAGGAGAACGCGTAGATGACTTAGCAATCAAGGACAAAAGCGAGTGTAGCGCGAGGCATCAAGCGTGGCTTCACACTTGCTGATTGTTGTTTATTGGTGCTGTGTATTGGTGAAAATACCCCCGTGTCCTGAGCGTGTTCATGCGCGATGTAACGTCCGTCAGTGATGGGATCAGCAGATCACATCGCTGTCGCAACGGCCATCTGGCGCATGAGTATGCCACGCTCATATGTGTGCTATTTGTGCGTTGACAGACCGAGAATAACTGGCTGATAGTGGGGGGGAACACAAGGGGGGGCTAATGACCGAGATTGTGAAGTTAACCGATAAACAGATGGCTTTGGTGGATACTCTTGTAGCAACAGGCTGTAGCATTAAAGAAGCAGCAAAGCTTGCTGGATACGCTGATGGCGAATCCGGTAGAGTGAGTGCTAGCAAGGCTTTGCGGACAGGACATGTCCAGCAGTACATGATGCAACGGATAGGTGAGAGCCTAGGTCTCAATGCTACTGTAGCTGCGGCTAAGATGCTGAACCTTGCCAGAGGAGCCAAGAGTGAGTACGTTCAGCTTGAGGCTAGCAAAGACATCTTGGACAGGGCTGGCTTCAAGGCTCCGGACAAGCATATGCACTTGCATGCTGGCGATATTAAGGTGTCCATAGATCTTGGCTAGTAAGGTGGGGGGGTTGAAAATCGGATGTGTCATCTGTCACTGTGGTCTACCACTAGCATTATGGTTCAAAAAGGTTCGCAAAGGTTTAGGTTTATTTTTTTTAGTCAGAGGTTCGTCTTATGTGTTTAGGTTCTACTCAGAGTTATCCTGATATTGGCCCACGCGATACGAGTGAAGAAGTTATCAAGAGCAAGTATGAGTTGAGTGCTGAGAACAAGGCTAAGAATGTTCAGCGCATTGCCAAGGCTAAGTCACTTGTGACCTTTACTGACAATGGTGACACTTCTACTGGCACTGGCAGTAGTGGGAATTGGAATCAGTCTGACAATAGTTCTGGTTATGGGACTGGCAAAGCAGGGTTTACAACATAATGGCGACACCAGCATGGACAAGAAAAGCAGGCAAGAACCCCAAAGGTGGTCTCAACGCCAAAGGTCGCGCCTCTTACAAAGGCGGAACCCTCAAAGCCCCAGTGAAGTCGGGCGACAATCCAAGACGAGCGAGCTTCCTAGCGCGAATGGCGGGCAACAGCGGGCCGGAACGCGACTCGAAGGGCAAGCCCACACGCCTGTTACTCTCCCTGCAGGCGTGGGGTGCGTCATCCAAGGCCGATGCAAGGGCGAAGGCGAGAGCAATTAGTAAACGCAACAAAGGAAAAGCATGATGCCGAATGTAGCTGGTAAGAAGTTTCCATACACTAAAGCTGGTATGGCTGCTGCCAAGAAGATGGCAGAAAAGAAAAAGGCCAAAGGCAAAAGCAAAAGTTTAATTAAGAAAGGTTA